GACGCGGCCGAACTCGCCGCCGGTCTCACGTCTCGCCGCAAGCTGGTCGCCGCGCGCGGCTGGTCCATCGCCGACCTTGATCAAGAAATTGCAGACGACCGCGCCCGCGAAGCCACGCTGGGCCTGAAGTTCACGGAGTCCACGAATGGCAAAAACGCAGCGCAAGAATCCTGAATGGGTGCGCCCGGAGCGCGATCATGTCGAGATCGAACCCGGAGCAGTCCGGGGCGAACTGCCCCCGATGCTGATCCGCACGGCCACCGCGTCCGGTCCATTCGATGCTGAAGCCATGGTCATTACGGCCATCGTGGCGACGGCCGCGCCGGTCATGCGCCGGGACGGTCGCGGGCTCTATGGCTAAGTGCTGGACCCGGCGGGCGCGACCCTGCCTGCAGAGACCCCGTTCCTCGATACGCACAACCAGCGCACCGCCCGCGCCACGCTGGGCCGTGCCTTCGACTTCCGGCGCGACGGCGACACCATCCTCGCCGACTTGCGCTTCTCACTCGCCGACGACGTTGCGCCGATCCGGCAGCGCGTCGCCGACGGCACCCTCGATTCCTTCAGTGTCGGCTATCGCGTCAGCAAATGGCGCGAAGCGACGGTGAACGGTCAGCGCGTCCGCACGGCGGTCGAATGGACCATCTCGGAAGTGTCCCTTGTCAGTAACGCGGCCGATCCGAAGGCCAAGAAACGGAGCGATCCCATGGAAGAAGACCTTATCGAACCGACGGCGGCCGAAACTCGTGCCGCCATCCGCGAACTTGTCCGCAACGCTGGCGAACCGCCGGAAGTGGCGGACACCTACATCGACTCGGAGATGACCGAGACCGAAATCCGGGCCGACCTTTTCGACCGGATGCAGGCCCGGACCCGGCGCACGCCGACCATCCGCGTTCACTCGCCGTCGGCCGAAGACCCGGCCACTCGCGTCCGCGCGATGGAAGAGGCGCTTCACGTCCGCGTTGCCGGTGGCACGCCGACCGACGCGGCCCGTCCCTTCATGGGGCACACGCTCCGGGACTTCGCCCGCGAATGCGTCGAAGCGCGGGGGCAGTCGACTCGCGGCATGGACACGGACCAGCTTTTCCGCGCCGCCATGCACACCACGTCCGACTTCCCGAACCTGTTGACGGGCGTCGGCCGTCGCACGCTAATGGCGTCCTACGCGGCCGCCGCGTCGCCGCTGAAGGCGCTCGCACGGCAGGGCACGCGGTCCGACTTCCGGTCGGGCTCGACGCTCCGCCTGGGCGAACTTGGCGCGCTTCAGAAGGTGAGCGAAGCGGGCGAAATCAAGTCCGTCACGCGCGGCGAGGCGGCCGAGTCCTATGCGCTCGACACCTATGCGGCGTTGTTCGCGATCAGCCGCAAGGCGCTCGTGAACGATGACCTTGGCGCGTTCAACGATTGGGCGAACGCTGCCGGACAGGCGGCTGCCACCACGGAAGCTGCGCTTCTGTGGAACCTGCTTTCGCTGTCGTCCGGCACTGGTCCGGTCATGTCCGACGGCAAGCGGCTCTTCCACGCCGACCACGGCAACCTTCTGACCGGGGCCGCCCTGTCGCTCGCGTCGCTCGACGCGGCCCGCAAGGCGCTTCGCGGCATGAAGGGGCTCGACGGGAAGACCTTCATCACGGTCACGCCGAAGTATCTCGTGGTCGGGCCGGAACTGGAAACCAACGCGGAACAGCTTCTCACCACGATCAACGCGACCACGACCGACGACGTGAACCCGTTCGCGGGCAAGCTCACGCTCGCCGTCGAGCCGCGTATCACGGATGACCAGTGGTTCCTCTTCGCCGATCCGGCGAGCGTGCCGGTGCTCGAATACAGCTACCTGTCGTCCGCGCCGGGTCCGCAGATGTCGAGCCGCGAAGGCTGGGAAACCCTGTCCGTCGAGTATCGCGTCTACCTCGATTTCGGGGCGGGCGCTGTCGATTGGCGCGGCGCTGTCCGCAACCCCGGAGCGTAACCGATGGCCGCTTCTCTCGCCGATCTGATCAAGTGGCGCGACGCGCTCTTCGAAGCTCGCCTTCAGGGCGTGCGCCGCTTCCGTGACCAGAACGGCGAGGAAGTGGAATATCGGTCCGACCGGGAAATGGCCGCCGCGCTTGCGGCCGCCGATGCAGCCATAGCGGCGGCTCAACGGGCCGCCCCGTCCACTATCCATTTCAGAACCAACAAAGGACTCTGACCATGAAGAACTATGTGCAGAAGGGCGAGAACCTGACCCTTCCGGCTCCGGCCGCCATCATCTCCGGCGAAGTCGTCGTGATCGGCGAGCTTCACGGCGTTGCCGCTGGCGACGCGGAAAGCGGGGCCGACTTCGACCTCGTGACCGAAGGCGTGTTCGATCTGCCCAAGGTCTCGACCGATGTCTTTGCCATCGGTGATCCCGTCTACTTCGACGCGGCCACGAAGCTGGTCACGTCCGACGACGACTCGGGCGCGAATGCGCTTATCGGCGTAGCCGTCACAGCCGCCGCCAACCCCAGCGGGGCGGTCAACGTCAAGCTGATCTGATTGAGCGGGCAAGCGGATTCCTGACCTCTCCGCAAGCCCATCTCTCCTAAGTCGTTTGGGACCGTAACCACGAGTTACGTTTATGTTGGAAGAATTGGTCCGCCTCCGGGCGGCCGTGGCTAAACTCGTCGTCGAGAACCCGGTCTATGCGCCGATCTTCGAACGGCTCGAAATCGAAATCGCCAGCTTGGAAGCATCCGACCCGGTAGCACGGGCGCGGGCGATCCTTGCCGGTCAGAAGGCTATCGCCTGAAGGATGTCCCGCTTGTGTTCCAGCGTCGCGCCCGCACCATACCGTTCCCGGTCAAGCCGGTGGCCGAACAGGTCGCGGCGGATTCGTTCGTCGACTCCGGCCGCGAGCATTCGGTCTACGAACGCATGGCGCAAGCTGTAGAGCACATGGTCGGGGGACTCGAGCAACCCGTTTTCCCGCATGAACTTGTTCACGGTGGCGCTAAGGCTGGCGCTGGTTTCCTGATAGCGCGGGAAGCCGTTCGGGCACTGCCGGAAGGCTTCAAGACTCACGCCCGTAAGCGGGATGACGCGCTTCGACTGGTCCGTCTTCAGTTGGCGGCCGACCGGCTCAATCGAAATGTGCGGGATGTCGTGATCAAGGCGAATGTGCTCCGGCAGAAGCCCGGCCGCCTCGCTGGGCCGATAGCCAGTATTGACCATGCCGAGCACGATGCACCGCGCTTCCGTGTTGAGCCCGTCGAGCGCGCCGGGCGCGAGCAACTTGGTCTTGATCCATTCCGAACTGAAAGGCGGCCGTTCGCGCTTGTGCTTCTTTCCGTCCTTGAAGGACAGATTGCCGACCGGCAGGACCAGACCCAGCCGCTTCATCTTGTTGACCGTCTTCAGCGTGTCGGCGACGTGGATCAGGTCTTTGTTGGCGCTGTTGGGGGCGAGCCCTTCCGACGCCAGCCGGTCAACCCACCAGTCCCGGAAGTCGAGCATGTCGTCGGCCGTGATGTCGGCAATGTTCTTGTTGCCGACGACCTCGACGAAGTTACGAATGGCCTTGATGCGCGGATTCTTCCATCGGCGAAGCTGGTCTTCGCTCTTGCCGAGCGTCCGGTCCTTCGCCAGCGTCCAGAACATTTCGAGCGCGCGCTCAACCGTGATCCCCGGTTCCGTCGCGCCGCCAAGGACGGCCGCCGCTTCGATCCGATCCGGCTCGCCATCGGGCCGCACGGCCGCACGGACACGTTCAAGGAACTCTTCGCGGGGCAGCTTGGCGACCCGATCCGAAGCGAGGTAACGGAAACCCCGGACTTGGGCGAGTTCCCGCGCGGCCTCGAAACGGCGTTCGGCGTCTTCGCTGTCGCCCGCAAGCCGCGCTTCCCACGCTTCAATCATGGTCTGCCATGCCGTCGGGGCTTTCTGCCGGGCGACGGTCTCGGAATCAGTGTGCAGGCTGATCCACACGACCTTGCGGCGTTCGATAGACTCGTAGCGCTTGGGAACGCGCTTGATCAGGTGGAAGGTCTTTTCACGACGTTTGATGCTCATGGCCTGACCATGGCCGAATGCGCCGCGTATAGCAATATGTACAGCAGAAAGTACAGCAAATCGGCGCACGATGTCGCCAAATCCGGTGAAAATTCGCCGAATTATGCTGTAAAATCAGTTATTTATGTGAGAAGTGGCGACGAGAAAATTGGCGCACCCGACAGGATTCGAACCTGTGACCTCTGCCTTCGGAGGGCAGCACTCTATCCAGCTGAGCTACGGGTGCAGTTTTGTAAATCGATTTGTG